GTTGCTACACCCACGCCGTCCGTCTCGTTATCCGTGGCACGTCCGCCCGGCTGCTCTGCCTGAAACACACCCCGCGCACGCGCTGTAACCGCTGCGGCACGATGTTTATCGCCGAAGGCCGCACACAGCACCGCTGCCCAGCCTGCGAAATCTCCATCCATAACCTGAGCCGCGAACCGGAACACGACGTACTCATGCCAGTGAGGGGCCATGCGTTCGCATAGCCACGCCAAAATCATCCGCGCCCGGCACGCTGACCTGGACGCACTTGAGCGGCCCGGCATCAAAGCCGCCGTCCGCATCGCCACGGGCATCCTGAAGGAGTCCATCGGCGTCACCGACCCAGGCCGGCTGCAAACCATCATCCACAGCCACGCCATGACCATGGAACCAGTGATTCTGGACGGCATGGTCGCGGCGCATCTCCGCGGCCGTTTCCGCGCCATGCTCGAAACTGCCAGCCATCCCGGCGCCCGGCGCGGCCTTCACCTGGGGCCATACGACGACGCAACGGAATACTACCGCAAGCGCCTGGCACTGACTGACGATCAGGTGGACCGCATCCGCAACCTGTACGGCAACGAGGCCGTGCGGGTGACGAGATCCGCAAGCGAAGTCCTGGAAGGGAAGGCCGCTACGGCCATTCAGGAGAGCCTGGAAGCGGGCGAGCACGTCAAGGATGCCACGGCGCGGCTACAAGCGGCATTCGAGGCCAGCGGAGTCGTTCCGCAAAACGCCTTCCTCATGGAAACACTTTTCCGGACGCAGACGGCCATTGCGTACAGCGCCGGCAACGCGAATTTCTACGCACGGCCAGAGATGCAAGAGATCATCACGGGCTACCGCTACTACGCCACGATGGACGGCCGCGTGCGTGCCAGTCACGCTTCGTGGAACGGATTCGAGGCGCCGAAGGATCATCCATTTTGGGAGGATCACAACCCTCCGTGCGGCTGGGGCTGCCGGTGCAGTATCGTCCGCCTGTTTGAGCCTTACGAACCTGAGAACAACATCCCCGAAACGTGGGAGCCGCCGGACGAAGACCCCAATATGGAATGGGGCGTTGACCTCGCCGGCGTGTTCGCGGACGGGCTGTAAACGTACTTGGTAGTGGAGGCATCACATGGCAGAAATCCTTGAAATTCTCGCGCTTGCCGGAACGTGCATGGAAGCTATTCCGAACGCCGGGCCACAGGGCACGCGCACCGACGATCCCACGCCGATGCCCACGCGCTACCTCAAAGACGTGATTTCCGTTGGCAGCTACAAGCACCCCGTGACCGGTGAGGCGTTCGACGTGACGGCCAACCATCTAGACAAGTGGTGCTCTGCCTTCGACGCCATGGCCAAAGACGGCATCAAAGTCCCAATCTACAGCAGCCACAAGGGCAGCACGGACGCCCACATGGGCTATTGCGCTGGCATGACCCGCGGCGGCAAGGCTGCATTCGCGAAGTACCCGGAACTGTCGAAGCTGCCGGCCGACAAAGCGCCGCTCGACGAAAACCGCCTCTACGCCATTCACGAGTTCCCCGACAAGGCCGCGGCCGACAAGGCTGGTCAAGTGGGGCAGGTTAGCGCGTTCATCAACAAGCGATACAAGGGCGGCAACGGCAACAACTACGGCAGCGCAATTCAGCACATCGCTGTGACACCTGAGCCCGTCATCCCCGGCCAGACAGGATTTTGCGCGCTGTCGCGTGAGGATCAAGATCACGTTTTCGTACTAGGGTTGCTGAAGGACTCAGAAAACGAGAACGCGGACGGAGTAACCGACATGACACCGAAACAGCTTGCAGACCTCGTGGCCATCCTTCCAGAAGCGGCGCGCAAAGACGTGACGGTTGAAAACATCACCGCCGCTTTGTCCGCGCACACGCTGGCGCTGTCCGCCGAAATCACCAAGGCCACCGACGAGTTGAAGCTGTCGCGGGAAACCCCGGCGATTGAGATTGACCCCGAGATCGTGGAAGCGCAGACCGTGCGCCTGTCCGCCCTCGTGGATGCTGGCAAGATCACGCCGGCGTGCGCCAAGGCGTTGGAGCCGGTCATCATCGGCACAGCCGAGAAGCCGCAGACCATCGCCCTGAGCCGCAAGGCCACGGGCACGCCGAAGAGCTTGGCGTCCATGGTGCTGACGGCGCTCGAAAGCAACGTTTCCATTCAGTTGGGGGAGAAGACGGGCGCGCAACGCCCGCTGGCGCTGGCCCGTGAAGACGAGGCGGCTGCCGCGGATGCGTCCAAGGTTGATGAGGCGTTCAACGCGGGCGCACAGCGCCGGCCGCTGAATCGCAAGGCAAAGAAGTAAGGGCATCGGTTTCACTGAGGCACTGGACACAGGAGAGACACACATGAGTTCTTGGATTCTGGCGAATGCCGATGCACTTCCGGGCGTGGGGACCGAACTGGTTGCCGCGCAGCGTCAACTGCTGCTCGAAGAGCGTGGTGACGAAAACCAGGCGTTTCCGATTGGCGGGGCAATCAGCGGCACGTACTCTGCCGATCCCGACAACCCGACCGGGCGCACGGACATCATCCGCGACGGTATGCCGATGGGCAGGATCACGGCCACGAACAAGTGGGCGCCGTCCATCATCGGCCAGCTTGGCGCGGCCCTGTCCGCCAGCGCAACGAACCTCGTGACCCTGAGTGCCGCTCAGGCCGCGGAAATCACGCGGCGCATCGGCGCCACTGGCACGTTCAAGCTGACCGGCCCGTCCAGCGCCGCGGGCACTGTCCGCACGCTGACCGTGACCTTCTCAAGCGTGGGCGCGGGCAGCGGCCAGAACGCCGTGAATAAGCTCGCCTGGACCTCGCAGCCGAGCGCCGGAACCTTTACGCTGACCTTCCTCAAGAGCGACGGCACCTACGTCACCACGGCCGCCATCGCCTACGACGCCACCGTTTCGACCACGGTTGCGAACGCCATCATCGCCGTGCTTGGCACTGCCGCCGTGTCTGCCGCGGCCACCGCCAGCACCGAAGCGTTCAACGGCTTCTCTGTCACCTACTCCGGCACGGGCTACACCTTACTGGCGCAACCCGCCTTCGCTGCGGACATCTCGTCCCTGACGCAGGCGACGGCCGGCTACACGGTGACCCAGACCACAATCGGCGTGCCTGTCGCCGGCACCGTGACGATCACGAGCCCCTCGGTCAACGCCGTGCAGCGCGTGGACATGAACATCGCCAGCACTGGCGGAAACGTGGTCATCGAACTGACCAACGCTGCTGGCGCTCGCATCCGCACCACACCGGCAGCTTGGAACGCCACCGACGCCACCTACCTCGCTGCCATCCAGACCGTTCTGGACGTTGCCGCCGGTGTCGCTAATGGCATCGTGGTCACGGCTATTCCTGCCACCGACACCGACCTTGGCTTTATCCTGACCTTCAGCGGCACAGGCTACGCTGCGCTGGCTCAGCCGCTTGTGACTATCACCACACTGCCGACGAGCACCACGGCCACGACCGTCAGCACGACCACGGCGGGCGTCCCGGGCGGGTTTGTGGCGGGCTCCCTGATTCAGCCGACCGACGGCTCCGAAAACATCCGCAGCCTCTTGGTCACTGGCCAGAAGACGGGCGTTTCGGTCCTGAATGCGCTCTTGCAGCGGATTGACGTGCACTACCCTGTCATCCTGCACAGCGCCATCGTCCGGACTGCCTACATTCTGGGCTACCCTGGCAACGACGCCAGCACGAAGGCGTGGATCAAGGCTCAGCTTCGCACCTACGGCGGCAAGTGGCTGTTCGACGACGACTTCCTCGGCATAAGCGTCTAAGGCAGCGGCCTTGGCGTAGGCACGGGACACCGGGAACACTGGCACCAAAACGGAGACTTAGGCAATGGCTACCCTGCAAGAAATTCTCGGCACCCCGCGGCTGATCGAGCGCGTGAACATGATCAAGCCCGGCCTGGCAGCGGACCTTCTGCCGGATGCCTTCTACACCACGACCGTGGATGTAACTGGCAACGTCGGCAGCTACGACCGGACCATCGGCGAACGCCGGGCGGCGCGAACCACGCGCTACGGCGCTCCCTCGCAGGCTCAGGAATCATTGGGAGTGTCGTCCATTCCCGTGAATCTCCTGCACGCGGCCGAACACATCGCCATCAACCCGAACACGATGCTGATGCTCAGGCAGGAAGGCAACGACAAGCTTCAGGCCCGCGGCGTCATGGAATTGGGCCGCCGGCTGGCAGACCAGAAGCAGCGGTTCACGAATCTCCGCACACTGGCGATTCAGTTGATGCTGTCCACCGGCAAGATTTACGCCGGCATCGGCGGCACCCTTCAGACGACCTCCACAAGCGCCCTGACCAGCGCGGACTTCGGCATTCCCGCCGGCAACCAAGGCCAGTTGAACGTCTTTAGCGCCGGGCCGGTCATTTCGGCGTCATGGGCCACGGCTGGCACGAGCATTCAGACGCAGATCCGCAACCTGAAGATTGCGGCGCGGCGCCTGACCGGAATGCCGATCAAGCACGCCTTCTTCGGCACCAACATTCTGACCTACCTGCTCAACAACACGGAGTATAGCACGTACTTCCGCCACAACAACGCGGCTCAGGAAGCTCTGAAGCGCGGCGACATTCCGGACGCTCTGGCGAACCTCACCTGGCACCCGATGGGCGAAGCCTTCATGCTGAACGAAGGCGTCCCGCAGGGCGGCGCGGTGCTGGAAGCTGGCACCACGGCGGGCATCTGGGATGCCGACACGGTTGTGTTCACCCCGGAAGTGGACGGCAGTTGGTACGAACTGATTCAGGGCAGCGAACTGCTCCCCGATGGCATGTGGGAAGGCAAGAGCGCCACGGAGATCCTGGACAGCATGGAGGAGGCTTTCGGCCTGGGGGTGTACGCCAAGCTGGAAGACGACCCTGTGCAGCTCAAGAGCATCATGGTGGACACGTTCCTGCCAGTCATCAAAGTCCCGAAGTCCATCTTCATTGCGAAGGTCAAGTTCTAAACGCCATCTGGCGTTTGTCCGCCATAGGGCGGGGCGGTTCATCCCGACCCCGCCCTTTTTCTTAGGGAAAGGCAACGACAATGAGCACGGTTTCAACGACTGACAAAGTGGGGACGGCGAGCCCGAAGCTGGCGGCGGCCACGCTGGCGCTGTACGTGCCTGAGGGGGCGCGGGCGCTGACGATCCGGGCGGACGGCACCGATGCCACGCCGACGTATGCGCGCTACGCGCTGTCGTCAATCGCCGTGGGGGCACAAGTAGCCGGCGACGGGAGCAGGAAGTTTGACCTTGGCGGGGACGAGCCGATCCCGTGTTTCGGGCTGCCGGCGGTGTTCTTCGCGCTGGACGCGGGGCTGGCGAACTGGAATTTTGTTTTCACGATTGGGTAAGCTGAAGACCGGCATAGGCACTTCAATGAGGGCAAGATCATGGCAGGCGAAGCGGGGCAGGGCGGCGGGGGCGCGGCACAGAGCGCCAGTCTTGGGTGGCTTAAATCAATGCTCATTGCGCTTGGCCTGCTTGCTGTTGGTGGCGGCGCCGGCACACTGTTCTCTGGCATCATTTCAACGTCTGGCAACAACACGCTGACGGGCAACAACACGTTCACGAAAACGCTGACGGTTAGTTCAAACGCGAACATCACCGGCACGTGCACGGCGACGGCCTTTAGCGGCCCACTGACGGGCAACTGTTCCGGCACCGCCGCGAACGTTACAGGAACGGTTGCCATCGCCAACGGTGGCACGGCGGCCACGACGGCGGCGGGTGCCTTGACTGCGCTTGGGGCCGCCCCCGCCATAATGACGATCAATCCGCAGGGCGACAACTACACGCTGCTGGACGCGGACGCGAGAGGCGTGCTGATTCAGATGTCCAAGACGAGCGCCAGCCAACTCACCATTCCCACGGACGCCACGCGAAACTTTGACATAGGCACGACGATCACTGTGATTCAGACAGGGGCCGGTGGCGTGGTGACGATTGCCGCGGCGAACTCCGGAACGACCACGGTAGTCTCCACAGGAGCTACACCTGCCGCTCCTGTGCTGAGAGTCATCTACTCCAGCGCCACGCTCATCAAGGTTGCGGCCAACAGTTGGGAAGTGATAG